TTAATCAGAGTTGTCCTTTCGTGACCTCCATAAAACTTGCTATAATGTGCACCTGATTGGCAGCATTGGCTTGAACTTTAAGAACATCACTTTCTTGTAAAACTAAAGGTTGTGTCAATAATTCTGTAGTTGTAACTGTAGCAACACTTTTTGATTTAAATATTTCAAAAGTTGCAGCACCTCTAACAACTTCAACATCAACTAAAGTTGTTGAACCAGAGTCATTACAAACTAAAATAGATTTTACCACATCTGTAGTAGGCGGAACTGGTGGCGATGCACCAGGGTTAGCCGTAGGAACTGTTAAAACAGTTGTTAAATCTGTTGTAGTAATATCTACCATTGCACTTTTAAATGTATTAGCCAAGAAAAAACCCCTCTGATTGAGCTTCTTCTCTTAAATCTTGCTGATAGTTTGTATTAAGTAAAAAAACAATTTGTTCTAAAAGTTGTATTGTCAGATCAAACTGACCCTCATCATATTCTGGTGTAGCGTTTGGTAATCTAGTAATATTAATTTTTGCCATTATCTTCTTCCGTCTGGTCTTAGTTGTAACTTAGTAGAACCAAGTCTCCAAGCTGTGTCATTAATTGTATTGGTTTCATATTTAATTTTAACGGCTCTTCCTCTACCTCTTACATCAATTTTTTCTGTAGTGCTAGTAATAGTGCCTGTTGTAGTTACATTAGCTGCAGATTGTGGATACTGTTCTAAAGTTAATGTTGCTGTCATGTTATTAGTAAGATTATCAAAGTCTGGAACCAATCTACTAACTGACATAAGCTCATCCCCATCAGCAATTTCAACAGAACCAGTTGTCAAGAAAGCAGAAATAGCTGTGCCATCTGCTTGGTTATTACCTAATTCATGTTCATACATATAAGAAGCACCTGCGGTTAATCCTAATATTGTAGCTGTGTTAGAGGTAAGAGAAGTGCTATATTCTGTAGCAATTGGTTGTTCAAATACGTAAGCACCAAGCCAAGTTGTTCTAGGTAAATTTAAAGTATACCAAGTGTTTTCCAAGTAGTTATAAGCTACTGCTCTATCTATTTGAGTTGATGAACTTGATGGATAATACCAAATAATTTCATTAAAAGCTGAGTTTATACCACATGCTATTTCTGTTCTATTAACATAACTTAAATCATCAAAAACATAATCTTGAACGGAACATGGCATTTTTTTAACGACACCATCAAATAAATAAAAAGCATTATCTGACATCCAATAAGCTCTACCATTTACTTCAACGGCAGCATGCTGTGCAATTAACCCACAGTTAGCGCCAAGTTGTCTAAGACCAAAAGTAAAAGGTGTACCAACAAATTGAATACCGTGAAGTGATGTGTCTGTCCAAACTAACATTTGACCAGTAGATTTAACAGCGCCTATAATTTTAGAGCCGTCTGTAATTCTAAGTGATCCAGCTTCATTTGTTGCTACTGGTGTATAATCAGTAGCGTCTTCTCTGTCAGAAAAACGAAAAAATAAATCATCTTGTGTTGATGTATCACCTACTGTTGTCTCTGTTCCAAATAATAATAAATGTCTAGTGTCAGTAGATACTAAACTAAAACGTGATGCAGTTGGTGCATTTGATACAGCAGTAGCTCTGTTTGAAGTTCCAGCAGAAGTGTCCCAAACAAAAGTACCACCATTTAAAACTGTAGCTATAAGATCTTCACCAAAATTATCTAAAGACCAACTTCGTGCGTCTAAAACTACTGTAGATGTTGATCTTGGTGTGTTCCAAGTGCTAAGACTCCAAGTTCCTGTACTCCATCCATATCCATAAGTTGAGTTACCGGGACCTATATTTATTTGATATTTAGCATTACCAGTGCCTCCACCTCCAGATGTTGATCCAGAAGCTGTGCTTGTATGGGTTACTTTGTAATTATTTGCATCTGTTATTGATGTAATCTCAAACTCTGCGTTCATATTTAAACCATCAATTGCAGAAAAAGAATCAAAGGTTACAAAGTCTCCTTTAGTTTGCACCATGATCTGTGTCCGTTACTGTAACTGTTGTTGTACCATTTGTAGTAAAAGGATTTGTTAAAGCTGCTGTTTCTCTAATAGGTGTAATATCAACTATAGATCCATCTGTGTAAAGATACAATTTTCTATCAGTACCTAATGCAAGGTACCTTATGCCAGTCAAACTAACCCATGAATGTGTATCTCTAACTACACCGACTATTGACTCCTGACTTAAATATGTCCAGCCACCCCATCTTTCAGGTTTACCATAGTGAAATCTAACAAAATTAGAGTCAACATATTTACGTTGATCCCCTGCTGAATAAGCAGTATCTTGTTTATCTATCCCTGGTTGAAACTTTAAATCGACTAATTTCATGTTAAAGTATACTAAATTATTTATTGTTTTCTGGCAAGAATTGAGTACCAACATTACCCTTGAAAGAATAATTACCATAATGTGTAAGGCCACTTGCTATGTCAGCATATACTTTACCACCAATTTTCTGCCATAAACGACAAAAAGCATAATCTTCGGATAAATATCTTTTGTTATCTGGATCTATCATGGTATCAAAAAATGTGTAATTCCAATTAGATGTCATGTGATAATCAAGAGATTTATCATGAGGAGCGTTTAAATGTTGGTCGGGTACAAATTTTAATTCTGGATAAGCTAAAGCCATTTTTTTAAATACACTTCTTTTAATAAGCATAAAACCTGTAGCTCCGTCTAATACTTCAATAAATCCTTTTCTTACTTGTATTTTTTCTGGGTCTACTACATTTAAATTGTATTCTAAAGAAGAAGCAAGAAGTTCATCCTCGTTTATTTCTGGATTTTGTAAAACTTTATTTTTTACTTTTCTCCAATCAATTGTTTTTCTAGGGTATACTCCTGTAACAATTTCTTCGTCTAAATCAATCATTCGCATAACGCTTTCAGGATTAAAAGATATATCAGCATCAATAAATAATAAATGAGTGTACTGTTCATCATCCATAAATAATTGTACTAATGTGTTTCTGGCTCTAGTTATTAAAGATTCATTACCAATTGTTCCAAACTGTAACTCTACTTTTTTAGATGCAGCTACGGCTGTAAGTTGTAGACAGCTTTTGAAATAATCTGCTGTTATCATTCCACCATAACAAGGAGTACCAATAAATATTTTACTCATCTTCTTTTAAAAACATATTTAATGTGTATCTTGGAGAACTATCTCCAAAAGATTGTAAATCACTGTGCATTATTTTAGACCCATTAAAAAAAAGAGCTCTGTTCTCAACAAAACCAATGTGAGCGGATAATGAATCATCTTTCATAAAACCTGTACCATTATTCAAAAGAGGTTCACCTTTTATAAATAAAAGAAAATTAGCCACACAACCGTTTTCGGTGTCTTTATGAAACAAAGGTTCTTTCTCATTATTTCTCATGTGTGCATGTATTGAGATAGGTTTTAAATTTCTGTTAGGGTAAAAAAACTGTTTTGTAAGTTTTACTAAAGGATCGTCTTTATGATGCTCCCCATGAAAAGTATGACGTTTACCATAATAATGACCGCTATCCATAGTAACATCTTCATATTTTATATTTACAAAAGTATGTTGAAGATCTTTTAAAGTTTTATCATCTAAAAAATTATCTACATACATGACAAACTCTGTGTTTTTATTGTGTTGCATAATCTACCTTTAAATATTCTATTTTCTTTAACCAATCTTTAGGTATGGCAATGGCACCACCACCTGTAATATCATCTTTATCTTTACTGTATGATCTCATAATAATTATTTTTTGTGGNCCATTATGTANCATCCATCCTACTTCTTGGCACACGGCCAACGGAGCACNAATCACTTCTTTTATATCTAGCCAACCTGTTTCTGTATCACGGGCATCGAGCCACGTCACACGGACCATGGGTGTTTTTTCTATATCAAACATCTTTATANGAATACCACCCAGTTATAATATATTTTTCTTGATTGAAGCAAATGTTACCACGATGCGTGTATTCCCAAGTAGCAGGCCAAATCAATGTCAATCCTTTTTCTGGTTTTATTTTTATCTTTTGATACATAAACTCAGTCTCGCCTTCTTTTAAAACATCATTTAAGTAAGTCATAAAAACTAAATGTCTATTAATTCTATACTCGTATCCTGTGTTTTCATAATGCCAAGCTGGATAACCTCCCTCTTTAGGATATTTTTGTATATTATATCCTTCATATAAACCCCATTGATTTTGTTGTTCACTACACATTTTGTATTTATTTTTATACAATTCTAAAATTTTAGATAAATTTTCTTTATAGGACAACAAAGGTTCTCTGTTGTCATCACTATCAAGACCTAAATCAAAAGAGTTTTTTTTATTTAAATCTATTTGACCTTTTACACCCATCGCTCCTCTGTCTATATAATTAGAATTTTTATTAAAAAATCTTATTATGTTATCACAAACTAAAGAATCTTCGATATACCAACCAGCAATAAAATTATCTTTTTTATTATTTTTGTGAGCTCTTAACACTAAGGTTTTCTTTTTAACTCAACGTTAAATGACATTGACCTACGCTCTTGGTTTGGTGTTCTAAATGGATATACTGCATGCGATAACCAACTTGGAAACAAAAATATATCTCCAACGTTAGGAGTGGCTTGAAAACCATTGCCTGAAAACTTAGCAGCTTGACCACACATAAAATGTATATCACCTACACAAGGATAATGATCTTCTTTTTTATATTCGTTTTTAAGATCTTTTGGTATTCTTGTGTATATAACACCTGATAGTTCACCATCGTGAACATGCATAGGATTAAAGTCGCCTGCAAATTGTGATACAATCCACATACTTGAAATACTCATTGTTTCTACATCTTTTACACTTATAGTGTCAGAAGCAGGAGGTATTGAAATGTATTGTTCAACGATAATTTGTAGTGCATTTAAAATTGGAGAAAATTCAAGTGAGTTTAAAAAATTAGGAGGGTAACGTACTTCTTGTTTAACATTACCTGCTAGATGCATTGAGTGATCCCATTCCTTAGCTAAGGCATCAACTTCTAATAGTTTTGTTGCTTCGTCATCTAAAATTTTAATAAGATCTTTTGGTAGCTGCCCCTGTAAAATAGTAGGACCAAAGGGTCTTATGGCATTAAAGTTTACTTTTGTTGACATGATATCCCTTTCATTCTTTTTAAATATCTATTGTCATATAGCAAATATTTGCCTATAAATATAGGATTAAATACTTTGGCTTAATTACAAGGG